ATGAGTTGGTTAAAAAATATGTGGATAAATCAAAACCACTAACGCATCTTTCAGTAGATGGTAGTTGGACAGGTTGGGCACTTGCAGCAATATGTGAAAGTTTGGATATAGAGTTTTATGTATCATATCCAGATTCAAAAAAGATTTCACAAGAATATTTGGGAATGATTAAAGAAATGTTTCCAAAAGTTCATATGAATCCAATCAGACCTAATATGATGCAAATTATGTATAATTCACTACGAGGTCAAGCTAAAGAAAACGGATGGCAAATGCTACCTTATGCTTTTGACCACGATTTTTATAAAGATTATCTTGCGGAAAGAATTCAACCATTTACTCATTTTGATAATTTAGTTGTATCATCCGGTAGTGGAGTGACACTTGCAGGATTAGCAAGAGGTTATTATAGAGAAGAACTTAAAGAGTTTTTCCCAAAGGTAACTAGAAAAATTTGGACAACGTGTGTATCATCGGAGAGTTCAATTAATAAAACATTAAAGAAAAGTGGAATTCCAATTCCTCTTAAAGTGAGAAAATCGGAATATCTGTTTGAAGACCGAATTGATGGATATTCAGCTCCATTTCCATGTAATCAATTTTGGGATATAAAGCAATGGAAATGGTTAGAAGAAAATATAGATCAAATTGAAGGAACTATACTTTTTTGGAATGTTGGTGGAATTTATAAATTCTAATCAAAACATTTGGAAATACGGAAATAATTTCGTATCTTTGTAAAACAATAAAAATAAATAATTTTGTATAAAAACGTCTACTTTCAACGAGAGAAAAATACTGTCCACTTATGGGATGACCATTTAGGGTATAGAACTTTTCCATATACTCGTTATGCATATGAACCTGCTCAGAATGGAACATTCCGTTCTATCTATGGTGATAAACTTTCTAAGATATACAAATTCAAAGGAGATGACCCTGGTTTATTCGAATCAGATGTACCCGAAACTACAAGAGTATTGGTAGATACATACACCGAATCAGATTTACCATCCGAAGGAATCGTAACGATGACATTCGATATTGAGGTAGAAATGGAATCGGGTCTACCAAACGTAGAAGAAGCTAAGAATGAATTAACTGCAATCGGCCTAAATGATAATATTACCAATCAATATTGGGTATTGATTATGGATAAGAAAGGTAAGATGGTAGAAAGAACTACCGATAAAGCAATTATCTTACCATTCAAAGATGAGAGAGATTTGTGTATGAAATTCTTAGAGTTGTATGAAGGAATTCAACCGGATATTTTAACTGGTTGGAATATTGATAATTTCGATATTCCGTATCTATTTAATCGTATTAAACGTATCTTAGGTGAACAACATGCAAAGAGATTATCACCTATTGGTCAAGCGTTCTATTCACCATACCGAAATCGTTGGTTCTTCGCAGGTGTAAGTTGTTTAGATTATTTAGAATTATATAAGAAATTTAACTACAATGAATTACCTAACTATCGATTAGATACAATCGGAACGATTGAATTAGGTAAAGGTAAGATTGAGTATCAAGGTTCATTAGATGATTTATTCAATGAAGATATTGAAAAGTTTATTGAGTATAACTTAGTCGATGTTGAAATCGTTGTAGAGTTGGATAAAAAATTACAATTCATTGATTTATGTAGAGGTATTTGTCATGCAGGGCACGTTCCATATGAGGATTTCGTATATTCCTCAAAATATTTGGAGGGTGCATTGTTATGTTTCCTTAAACGTAAAGGATTGGTTGCACCAAATAAACCAGCAGATAGAAAAGAGAAATTACAGGCTCTTAAAGATGCAGGACAAGAGAAGTTTATTGGTGCATATGTGAAAGACCCGATTGTGGGTAAATATGATTGGGTATATGACTTGGACTTAACATCACTATATCCATCAATCATTATGACCTTAAACATTTCACCCGAAACAAAAGTGAATAAGGTTGAAAATTGGGATGTTCAAACTTTTATGAAAAAAGAAGTTGATTATTACCAAATGGGTGAAGATAGAATTTCCAGAGATAATTTGGATAAGTATATCAGAGAAGGTGATTTAACAATATCATCCAACGGCGTATTATATCGTAAAGACAAAATGGGATGTATTCCCGAGATATTAGATATTTGGTTTAATGAAAGGGTTGAATTTAGAAAGCTTGAAAAGAAATACGGTCAAGAGGGTGATAAAGAAAAATATGCCTTTTACGGCAAAAGACAGTTGGTTCAAAAAATTCTACTTAACTCTCTTTATGGTGTTCTTGGTCTTCCTGCCTTTCGGTTTTACGATGTTGATAATGCGGAGGCAGTTACTACTACGGGTCAAACGGTTATTAAAAACACGGCCAATATGGGGAACATCAAATACAACAAAGAATTAGGAACAAAAGATGTAGATTCAAACATCTATATTGATACGGATTCTGTATTCTTTTCGGCAGTTCCATTATTAGATCATAGACATAAAGATTGGAAATCAATGCCTGATAGTGAAGTTGCTGTATTAGTAGATGGTATTGCAGGTGAAGTTCAAGATTATCTAAATAAGTTTTATGATATTCTATGTGATAAGTTCTTTAATGTTCAGAACCACCGATTGGAAATTAAAAAAGAATATGTTGCACGAGCAGGTATTTGGATTGCAAAGAAAAGATATGCACAATGGATTATTTCCAACAATGGTATTGCAACTGATAAATTAGATGTTAAGGGATTAGACGTAAAACGTTCATCATTCCCTAAAGCATTTCAGGAGTGTATGGGAACTGTCTTAATTGATATTCTACGAAGTAAACCAGAAGAAGAAATCACAGCTTTTATTCTTGCTTTTAAGAAGAGTATGATGGAAAGACCAGTTTCGGAGATTGCAAAGAACTCTGCAGTAAAACACTTATCAAAGTATCTACCAAAGAAAAGACAATTGTTCCAATTAGAAAAGGGAGTTCCTGCACACGTTAAAGCAGCAATCCTATACAATGATTGTTTGAAACATTTCAACGCACCATTCAAATATTCACCGATGAAAGATGGTGATAAAGTAAAATGGGTATATCTTAAAAATAATCCATTGGGAATTGATGGGTTGGCGTTTACTGGTTATGAAGACCCGAAGGAGATTGTTGATTTTATTTCAACTTATGTTGACCACAATCGAATTTTTGAGGCTGAATTAAAAGGTAAATTGCAAGATTTTTACAACGCATTGAGTTGGGGTGAAGTTATGAGTGAACAGAAAACTGCTGAGAAATTCTTTAGTTTCGGTTAGAATGTATGACAATGTGTCAGTATAATAAAAGGTGGTATTAAAATTGAATATAATAGATAAAACAAAATAGAAATAAATTTATGGCAAAACAATTAAAATTTGATGTAGAGGCTAGAGAATCGTTAAAGAATGGTTTAGATATTCTAGCAAACGCAGTTAAGGTTACGTTAGGTCCGAAAGGAAGAAACGTTTTATTACAAAAAGGTAGTGGCCCACATATTACCAAAGATGGTGTTTCGGTAGCAAAAGAAATCGAATTAGAAGATGTATTCGAAAATATGGGTGCACAATTAGTTAAAGAAGTATCATCCAAAACAGCAGATTTAGCAGGAGATGGAACTACAACCGCAACTGTCCTTGCACAATCAATCGCAACTGAAGGGTTTAAGTATGTAGGTGATGGAACAAATCCAATGGATTTGAAGAAGGGTATTGATAGAGCAGTAAAAGCAGTAGTATCTGAATTAGGTAAACAAGCAGTAACGATTGGTTCTGATAAAGAAAAGATTAAACAGGTTGCATCAATTTCTGCTAATAACGATTATGGTATTGGTGAGTTAATTGCAGATGCATTTGATAAAGTTGGCATTGATGGTGTTATTACCGTTGAGGAATCTAAGGGTATTGAAACATCAATGGAATTGGTAGAAGGTATGCAATTTGATAAAGGTTATTTATCAGCACACTTCGTAACAAACACCGAAAAAATGGTGGCATCATTGGAAGACCCATACATTTTACTATACGATGGTAGATTGTCCAACACAAAGGATATATTACCTATTTTAGAAGGTGTATCTCAGCAAAACAAACCTCTTGTTATTATTGCAGATGATGTAGAAGGTGAATTATTGGGAACATTAGTTGTAAACAAACTAAGAGGTATTCTTAATGTAGTTGCAGTTAAAGCACCTGCGTTTGGGGATAGAAAAAAAGAAATGATGAATGATATTGCAATTTTAACTAATGCAACATTTATCACTGCTGAAACTGGTCTGAAGATTGAAGAGGCAACCATTGAGATGTTGGGAACTGCTGAAAAAGTAACTATTGGTAAAGATTCAACTACAATTGTAAATGGAGGTGGTTCAATTGATAATATCAAAGATAGAATTGCAGTAATCAAAACTCAAATCGAAAACGCATCATCTGATTACGATAGAGAAAAACTACAAGAAAGATTGGCTAAGTTGAGTGGTGGTGTTGCAGTATTGTATATCGGTGCAGGTTCTGAAATTGAATTAAAAGAAAAGAAAGATAGAGTAGATGATGCACTTCACGCAACACGTGCAGCAATAGAAGAAGGTATTGTTGCTGGAGGTGGTATAGCATTATTAAAATGTTTGAAAGTAGTTGATGCGTTACACAATACAACTGATAATATCGATGAGAAAGATGGTATTGATGTTATTGCAAAAGCATTAAAATCACCAATCACACAAATTTTAACCAATGCAGGTTTAGATTCAAATGAAATCATTGAGGTATTACAAGGACATTGGGATGTAGATGGTGGTGAAAATTTAGGTTATGATGCTAAAAATGAGGAAGTAGTTGATATGTTCCAATCGGGTATCATTGATCCAAAGAAAGTTACCCGAATCGCAATTGAAAACGCAGCCTCGGTAGCAAGTATGATTTTAACAACGGAGTGTATTGTAGTCAACAAACCTGCCGATAAATCACAATTAATTCCACAAATTCCCTTAATGTAAAAAAATAAATGGGATTATGTTTGGTAAATCCAAAAAATATTCGTATATTTGTATAAATAAATTTAAAATCAATAAATAAAATGGAAAAACAAAAATTAAATCGTTTCGTTAGTAAATACAACCTTGCGGGGTTAGTAGAGTCAGTAAAGTGGGAATCAAAGAATGGTTCATTAAACACATCATTCATTTCAGATGATAAATCTGTATTGGGTAGTGTATCTATGAAAGCATTTGATAATTCCGATTCATCATTTGGTGTATATGATACAACCAAATTAACAAAAATGTTATCAGTATTGGGTGATGCAGTAGATTTTTCAATCTCTGATATTGAAGGTAAAGCAGTATCATTAAAATTCAAAGATGGTTCAACATCTGTAAATTATATGTTGGCTGATTTATCAGTTATTCCAAACGTACCAGATTTGAAACAATTACCAAACTTTGATGTTGAAATCAAATTGGATTCTAATTTCATTTCTAAATTCATCCGTGCAAAAGGTGCGTTGGCAGATGAGAATAACTTTACATTCACATCTAAGAATGGTAAATCTCAAATTATCTTAGGTCATTCTAATATCAACACAAACCGAATTACAATTGATGTTGATGCAACGGTTTCTGCCGATGTAAACGCAATTTCATTCTCTGCAACCTACTTAAAAGAAATCTTAGTAGCAAACAAAGAGGCATCTGATGCAACTCTTAACATTTCAACACAAGGTTTAGCTCATATCCACTTTGAGGTAGACGAATATACATCTGATTACTACTTAGTGGAGATTCAATCATAATATGACTAAACACTTTTACGAACGAAGCAAGTTTTCCGAATTCAAATCTAATACAACTTATCATCAGTTATTATCTATGACTGATGATGAGTTTACAGATTGGGCAAGATTATTACGCAAAGAAGTTACTGAACAATGGGATACTACTGGAACTCCACCTGTAATTGGTAGAGATGAAGGTGGTATTATTGATTCATTTAAGAAACTGAAAGGTAATGATTGTAATTTTTGGGAAAAGGATTTAAGTGGTGATGATGAATCATTAGGAATCATCCAAAACTTTAATAAAGATGCATCGGTTGTAAATCAGTTTTTTCCTACTATGTTGAAAACCAAAATATCAATTGGTAAATCAGCAGATGGTGGATTATCTATTTATGACCATTTTGCAGACCCGAATTTAGAAGAACAATTTGTTAAAATTATGAGAAGAGCAGTGAAGAGGGATTCAATGTATTCCTGGTCACGTTCTATTGTAAACAAAAAAGATGAAAATGAATTTTGGGATGGTGAAAATGGTGTAGAATTTATACAAAAAGTTTCAGAGGGTAAAGTATTTACCGGTAAGTGGTCTGATAATGATATTGTGATTGCTAAAGTTAAAGAAGATACTTTAGATAATTACGGAACGATTAACGATGAATATATTGGATTCGGTAATTTATATCTAACTGCAGACCAATTAAGAGAATGTGTTGATAAAGGATACTTAACACCAACACAAATGTCAAACGTAAAATCTATTGATGATGATTATACAATGGCAGATGGTAAAGTTAAGAAGTTCTTTTATTTAATTCGTTGGTATGATAAGAGTGATGGTATTTTCCCAAAGATATTACAGGTATTCCGTTTAAGTTGTGGTCAACCCGCAGTAAACTTTCCTGCATTAACTGCTAAGTGGATTTACGAAACTTATACATCACACATCGAACAAGATGAACCTCTTCATATTTACGATTCATCAAGTGGATGGGGTGGTAGAATATTAGGTGCAATGAGTTCTCGTAAGAAAACTCATTACATTGGGACAGACCCTAACCCTGATAACTTTATTCCAGAATTGGGTATATCTCGTTATGAATATGTTGCTAAGTTTTACAATGATAAATGTGTGGATGATTTTTCAGATTCATTCGCTAAGTTTTTCGATGTAACTAAACAAGGTAATACATATGAGTTGTTTCAAGATGGTTCAGAGTTAATCCAACACAATCCTAAATTCCAAAAGTATAAAGGTAAATTAGATTTATCATTTACATCACCTCCATATTTCAATAGAGAACAATATTCTCAAGATGAGAAACAATCATTCAAAGCATATGGTGAATATGAAGATTGGAGAGAAAACTTTTTACGTCCAACATTAACAACTATTTTTGAATATACAAAGAATGATAGATATATCCTTTGGAATATTGCAGATATTAAAATTGGTGCAAATACCTACTATCCATTAGAACAAGATTCAAGAGATATTTTGTTAGAATTAGGTTGTGAGTATAAGGGTAAGTTGAAGATGTTGATGACACGAATGGTGGGATTAGACCCAACCAAATCAGGTATTAAAAACGCAGTTAAACATAACGGAAAGGCATACAAATTCGAACCGATATTTGTATTCCATAAAAAATAAAACAAATGGCATTTTTTGAAGATAAAAATACGGAAGAGAAAGATAATAGTTTATGGGTAGAATCATATCGTCCATCGAAGTTGGAAGACTACGTTGGTAATGAACATCTAAAATCAAAAGTTCAAACTTATATTGAAAGTGGTGATGTTCCCCATTTACTTTTGTATGGTAAAGCAGGAACTGGTAAAACTACTCTTGCTAAGTTGATTGTCAATTCAATCAATTGTGACCATATGATTATCAATGCATCAGATGAAAATAACGTTGATACTGTCCGAAACAAAGTAAAGAATTTTGCATCTACAATTGGATTTAAGAATATAAAAGTAATCATCTTAGATGAGTTCGATTATATGACACCGAATGCACAAGCAATTCTTCGTAACTTAATGGAAACTTTTTCTAAACATTGCCGTTTTATTTTAACGTGTAATTATGTTGAAAAGGTAATCGAACCAATTCAATCTCGTTGTCAATCGTTTCAAATTGTTCCACCAACTAAGAAAGATGTTGCAATCCAAATTAGTAAGATTCTTAAATCAGAGGAAATTAGATTTGAACCAAAAGATTTAGTTCCAATTATTGATGCCGGATATCCTGATATTCGTAAAATCATCAATACTTGCCAATTAAACTCGCATAAGGGTGCATTGCAGGTAGATACTAAAAACTTATTGGAAAACGATTATAAGATGAAAATTTTAGATTTACTAAAAACATCAGATGATAAGAGAAATCGTTATATGAAATTAAGACAGGCTTTGATTGATAGTAGAGTGACTGATTTTACAGATTTATTTACTTTGTTATATGATAAGGTAGATGAGTATGCACCATCAAATACTGCAAATGTTGTTATTGCACTTTCACAAGGACAAACAACACATTTTCAATCAATCGATAAAGAGATTGCAATGGCTGCAACTTTAATTGAAATAAACAATTTATTATAATGGCTGGAATAACATTATTCGACCACATAAAAGCAATCACACAAACTCAAGACAAAAAGTATTGGGATAAGTTAGATGATGCAGATAAAAAAACCTGGTCAAATTATATGGTATTCCGATTCTTGTCAATGAACCCTGATTGGGTGCCAATGGTTGCACAATTACAACCTTATTTACAAGAAGTTCCACCTAAGGCGTGTTATTTGGCATTGATTGATTTAATACCAAAGACTAGAGCTTTTTTAAAATATATGAAAGCAAAAGGTGAGGATGTATATGAGAAATGGTTAATTGAATTAGTCACTAAACATTATAATACATCTACATTGGAAAGTGAAGATTATTTAAAAATTTTATATTCAACAAAATCAGGTAGAGAACGTATAAAGGAGTTATGCACTATCTATGGAGTTGAACCAAAACAAATTACAAAATTAAAATTAAATTTATAACTATGAAAATTAAATTCGAACCATTGGGTGATAGAGTTGTGGTAAAACCACAATCAAAAGAAGAAAAATCAACTGGAGGTATTATCTTAACTGATAGTGTAAATAGAGGTGAGAAGGTTATTGGCGAAGTTGTAGCAATTGGAGGTGGTATTTTCTCACAAAACGGAGAACGTATTCCAATGACAGTTTCAGTTGGTAATTCTGTTTTATATAAAAAAGATATGGCAGGTGAAACTTTGAAATTAGATGGGTAAGATTATCTATTATTTCACAAACACGAATTATTA